GTGCTGCTTTGTTTTAATTTTTGATTCTCTGCTTGTAATGATTGAGCATACTCATAAGCAGAATTAGCTGCTCTTTCTTGCTCTCTCATTTTTTTAGTAAGCGTAGCTATTCTTTTTTGAACGCCTTTAGAATAATCTTCTAACTCGTCTTCTTTTTTAACTTGCTTTTCTTCTTCAGCAGAAACATCTTCAACAGAAGCCTGAGCTTCCTTATCTTCTGAAGATTCTTCTGCTTCTAGCTCAACAATCTCCCCATCTTCTATAGGATCTTGTTGTACTTCTTCATTCATTTGTGGTTCTTGCATGAGTCCTCCTCACGTTATGCGCTAACGATATCATCGGGATCTTCAATAGTCGCGATAACTTCGTCGTCGTTTATAATACGGCACTCTGCATCGTCGCCAAGTTTAAATCTGGCTCCTGCATATCTACCAATTAGCACCCAATCTCCTTTTTTACACCAAGGAGTATCTCCAAATTTGTTTTTGTCTGAGTAACACATAGGTCCCATTTTAACAACGTAGGACACTACTGTTGCTAATGATTCCCTATCAACTGTTTCTTTAACCAGCTGAATACCACCCTCAGTTACACCTTTACCTTTATATGGCAATATAAGAATCCTCCAACCTGTAGGCTGAGGCATACGTTCTAAAAATGATTTATCGAGTAAGGAAGGATCCAATACTCTTTTAGAAGCTTCTGTATAAGCGTTTTCTACTTCTTTAACTGCTTCTGGTGTTTTTTCTTTTTTTTCTTTTACTTTTAGTAGATTATCTTTTTCTACTGCTTTTGCGACATGTTCAGGAACTATTACCTTGCTCATCGTTTTCTATTACCCTTTTTAGCAATTCTCTAAGTTCAGATTCTAGGTCGGCGAGAGAATTGTAGCGCCCACGTAGATAATGATACTCTTCAACATCTTTAGCCCCATTCATAATGGAGACTTGAATATCATCTTTCTTTTCAGCAATTCTTTTTTTTAGCTGTTCTGACAGCCAAAGAACTGACATTTAATATATACCAGAAAACTTGCCGCCAAATTCAGCAGCGCCCATACCTCTAGCTTTTCCTTTACCCATTCCTGGAGTAGAGGAAGCTTTAGTTTTTTTAGGTGCTTCTGAAACAGCTTTAAATGGCACGGAACCCTTATTAGAGTAACCTTGTTTTCCTTTTAATACTTTTACGTTTTTCATATAGTGTACCTTACAATTGTTTTAAACCAATATCAATTAATTTAAGCTCTTTTTGTTGATCCATTCTATCTCTAGTTGTATCGTCTTTTAGTTCTGCTATATCTTTTTGAGCCTGTATTCTTTCTACATCAATTTTATCTTGACGTAACTTTTCTTCCATTCTCATTCTTTCTTTAGCCTCAAATTGTTCTTGGTCTTGAGAAAGTTCTTGACCTTTAAGTGCAAGTTCTTGTTTTCTAATTGTTACAAGTGGATCTTCCTCTGGCGGAGTTGATACTTGTTCAGAGAATTGTTGCATTAGTTCAGACATAATTGGCGAACTAAATTGAGCTAACATAGCCTGAGCTTGTTGCATAATTGGAGCAGCTTCTTGAGGAGGCATTTGTTGAGCTTGTTGTTGCATTTGTTGATACTGCTGCATAGCTTCTGGAGGCATTTGCTGTTGAGCAATTGCATCTGCTTTTAACTGTAAATGCTGCATGATATGTGAATGTATGTTTCCTTGTATTTGAGCATTCATCTGAACAGGAGCCATATTTAATAAAGATACGTGAGTAGCTATATGTGCATCATGGTCTTGTTCTGGAAATGCTTGGGCTGGTCCACCCATCATAAGACCACTATTTTCCATACCAGACTCCATAGGTTTAGGAGTTGTATCTGGTGGTGGCATTAGTAATTGGTCTATATTGTCTGCACCTAAAGCGGCATACATTCTTCTATAAGCTTCGTAAGTTCCACCAGGACCATGTATTTCTGGATTAGATTGAACTAACTGCATCATTTCTTGAGCCATAACTATTCTTTGGCTGGTAGAAAATATGTCTGGATTACTTACTGGGAATATGTCTACCCTGTCATCAAAATCTTGTTGTTTAACCTGCATGTTGCCACCTGATACTGCATAAGGATAAACAGGAGGAAGACTATCTTTAAAAATAGTAGCTAACAATCTAAATTCTTTTTTCTGACCGTTATGTAATCTTTTATGAATAGCAGATAATACTTTGCTTGATTTTTCCATAAGAGCCAAAGTAGTTCCAACAGGAGCTTGAGAGTTACCTTCACCAATATTGGTATCTGCAATAGAAGCAAATCTTTGACCAGACTGTACTAATAAACCTAATAAATTAAGTAAAGTACCACTTGGTTCTTTAAATGGAAGTGGCTGAATAGCATCTCTAAGCGAACCTGCAGGCGCATCTACATCTCTAAACTCTCCTGGTTGGATTGGAGTATCTTCATCTCTTATTCTTATACCACGAGTTTTAAAACCAGCAGGTAAGTTAGCTAGAGTACCAGCATCAATAAGCTGTCTCATAATAGAAGTAGAAGCTTTAGATAAACCACCAATCATGTGTGTTAAACCAAACCCATAAAAACCCAATCCAGGAAGAAACTTAAAGTGAACAAAATATTCAGTCTTTTTCTTCATTGGGTCTTCTTCTTTAAAGTTTCTTCTAATAGCTAAAATGTTTTCGCTGTTGGAGTCTATCGTTACGATATAAGGCAACTTAACTCCACTAGGCTCACCATCTTGGCCTATATCCTCAAAACCTTCTAAGTCTAAATTACAATGAACTTCATATAAAACAGATACTTCACCATCATCATAGCTTGGCTCCATACCTTCTAATTTTTCTTTTTCTGATTGTATGTCTGAATTTAAAGTAACGTTGTCTCCAGTCTCAACATCTACATTTTTGTAAAATCCAATAGCTTGTAATTTCCTTACATCATTTTCTGGCATTTTAACAACATGAGTAATTCGCGAACAGGTTTCTAAGTCAGTTGTATAGTAAGGAACAATTAAATCTTCTGGAGCTACAAATTTTGATACAGGTCTGCCTAATGTTTCATCGTAATAAACTTTTTTAAACGCAGAACCTGCAAGAGGTAAATAGAAAAGCATTTGGTCTAACTCTTCGTCATACTCTTCCATAACATGCAAAATCTGATAGTTCATAAACTCTTTGACTCTTTGAGCTTGTTCTTCAACTAAACCATCATAAGCACCTATTACTTGAGTTTTAACAGGACCTCCAGCTGGTAATAATTCTTTGTATGCCTGAGCTTGGAACTGAGTAACTGATTCTCCTAATAACGGATGAATAACACCACTAGCTCCTGCAAAAGGTTCAGACCTATTATCATCAAACTTCATACCTAAGTATTTTAATCCGTCTGTATAAGTTTTTTCCCAATCTTCTCTAGATGATTTGTCGCTTTCAATAGCTCCTACTAATTCTACATAAATGGTAGAAAGTTCTTGAGGTGATATAACTTCTGCTAAATTTTCTGCAAAACCCACTTCTGGCATCATTGGCTCTTCTGGGCCTAGTATTGCAGAACCGTCTTCTTGCATTTGTATTTCTTCTTCGCTGCCCATAGCTTCTAGGACTTCAATAATTTGAGAGTCCACACCACCAACATCTTGAGTTGTACTTGTATCTATTACTTCTGTTGGGCCTTGTTTTTCAATTGCCATTTTTCTTTCCTATAATTTTAGGATACATAATTGCTCTATCAGCCTCTGCTTCCTTTGCACTACTATAGCTTTTTATTTTACCTGATTCTATATATGACATATATTTTTTAATTAGGTCATCATTATTTTTTATTTCTTTTCCTGTCTCTGGGTCAAATCTAGGCAACAAATAATGTTTATCTTTAGCTATACCAACTGATGTTATTTTCATAGTAACAGTTTCTTTTCCTTCCTTGCCTTCTTTGCCTTTAGATAAAACGTTATTATGAAAGTCTGAAAGAAATTTTTTATTAATACTATATCTATCTTCTTTTGCTTTATTCTCTACCGCCATATTAATAATACATCCTAAGAGGTCTTTGCCTTTCTTGGTCTTCGTAATCGCTTGCTAAAGAAACAAAACCACCTTCACGAAAACGCATTAGGGCTTGAGTCATAGTATCGCATAAATCATCGTTTGCACCAAATGGAAATGATGCACATTCTTCTATCATATCCTCTGCAAAGGTTTTATTAGGCGCATATACCATTCCTGATTCAAAGATAGGAGCAACCGAGTGCATTCTAGAATGTTTATCATGGCCTCTGGTTGGCGAGTAATTAACAACAGGAATACCTATTCGCCGTAGCTCTTGAGTAAGCGGAGTTCCAGATGCTTTAGCTTCGATAAGAACCATATCGCATTCCCAATAAGTGTACTCACGCATAGCTATTTCTTTTAGCTCTGGAAAGTCCCATCTTCCTTTTTGACAGTCTAATAATATTAAACAATCAGGAGCATCTTCTGAGGGTTTAAAAACACCCCAAGTAGATATGGCTGAAAAGTCAGCAGTTTGGTTTTTAGAAAAAGCAGTATCGTATGACTGCATAATATATTTAACAGGTGGTATGCTCTTATGAGTCCAACGCTTCCACCAGTCTCTTTTTATAATAGCTCCTTCTTCTGCTGTAGGATTTTGCATCCATTGAGCATTCCATTTGATTCCTGGAATGGAAGACTTAACTTTTAATAATTCGTCTTTAGGCCAGAACTCAGGCCATAAAGGATTGTCTGTTTCTGGAAAAATAGCAGGAAACTCTATCATCTCCCATTGGTCTGCAAGTGCCTCCTTTTGAGAGTCTAGTAATTTTGCTGTTAAATCTATAGAAGACCAACGCGTCATAACTAATACTATAGCTCCACCAGGTTGTAAACGCTGTCTAGGTCCAGAGGTATACCATTCCCAAGCAGATTCAAGTGCATTTGGGCTAAGAGCATCTTGCTCTGAATGAGGGTCATCAATAATCA